ACGTCAGGATGATCAGGAAATAATACAGGAGAATATGCTAACTTCTCAAATGTAAGAGGACAAGCAGCGTGAGGAACTCTTTGTGAAGTTGCAAAAGAGCTAATGCTGGAGTGAAGTCCATTTCCGGAGTGGTCAATTATTGTTGAATTGTTAGTATAAGACCCAGTTGGCTCGTTGAACCTGAACAAAACTTGAAGTTTTTCTTCAGGAAAAACAGTTGTTCTCATGCTAGAGCTGATCTCGCTAATGGAGCGATTCCTATGATAAACTCTAAGATCATCAATTGAACCTGACATTTTATTTGTAGGGGTAAAGATAGTTGATCCTACAGAATGCATCGTACCAGATCCGATCAACATTGGACTTGATTTAAAGTCTATCTGCCCTATGTAAGTTGACATGCTTGATGTCGCTGCGAGGACTCCATCAACATAAATAAACAATCTGTCTACACCAGAACTTCTATTTAGCTGGGAAGCGAGAGAAAAGAATGAGCCCTTGCTAACTGCAACAGATGCAGTCAAATATGATGAACCAGAAGAGACCAAAAAGTTAAGATTGCATGATGATGTTAACGCGCTTTGTGAAAGTGCAAGAGTAAAGCCGTTATTTGATCCGCTAATCTTTTGAACAATGATTTGATTGTTGTTTGCAACAGGAGACACAAACAATTGCATCTCAACTGTCATTGATAATAAACCAGGATCTAATTTTGATGCGCCAGATCTATCTTTTGACATCTCAGGAAGCTCGACTCCAGCTTTGTCAGTCACTGAAATGAAATTTGTACCGTCAAAGTTTAAATAACCAATATTTTTTGGAGAAATATCATAGACATATTTCTCAAATCCAGTCAAGCCGTCAAGAAAACTTTCCATTTCAATTCTATTTCCATCAAATGGGAAAGAATTAAAGAGTGTTTCAAATGCGACATTTGTCTTTGCTTGCGCAGAGTTAAAAAATGTATGATTCTCAAACTTTGACCAATCGAGTGGAATTTGCTGAGTTGATTTTAAGCCAGTTCCTGGTGCGTCCAGCTTAAATGACGATGAAATGTCTGCATTGATGTTTATGACATCTGAAGCAGTTACATCTTTGACAATCGTGCTATTACCTTTCAATTCTTTCATCAATTGATCGGGTGAGTATCCTCCTGTATAGATGGAGTTAGACAATTTTATTTCTCCACAATAAACTTAGCATTTTTGTCATCAACAATATACTCAGATTCTAAATCAATCACAAGATATTGTATCGTTAAGAGCCGACCTCTTGGAAGTCCATCAGTGAATAAATCAAAAAACATTCCATATTCATCAACAGAGAGACGAGTGCCGCCGTTGTTTCTCTCAAATGGAATATAGACATTTCCATCGATGTCTTTTATCGAAAAGTATGTTTCAGGAATAGCGCTCTTTGAAGATTTTGGAATTCTTGTTGCTGCTGGTTCATAATTTGGATCATATGCAAACCCCCTGACCTTATACACGGGGTTAACATCATACTTGCTTTTTAGATTAGTAGATTTGACGATTAATTGTCTTGGGACTGCATTCAGAGTTGATCTGTTTGGAATCGAGCATGTTAAATGATTGCTAAGAAATATAACGCTGCTGTCAAGCGAGCTCCACGTCTCTAAAAAGACAATAGATCCAGACGATGAAATGTGGTCTGAAAGCTTAATTGATCCGCTAACGATTGTCTGATCTTGTGCCGAAATATAGAAAGGTGCAAAATATGAGCCTGTTATAAAATTCTGGCCTACTGTTTGTTGCGATGCAGATATTATCTTTGTATAAGAACCTGTAGATAACACAAGTTTCATAGAATTAGATCCAGTAATAGCAATTGATGCAGACAAGACGTTTTGATATGTTGATCCAATAATGTTTCTAAGATAAAGTGATCCAGATGCATCGAATGTTGCGCTTTCATGTGAATCAAAAATTGAGTTGTTATTATAAACTTCAAGCCGAGGCCTTATTGCATCTTGAGTCACATGACGAGAAGCAAATCGCTTTACAAACCTTGTTACAAGATCATTTTCTTGGCTAGATGTGAATGACATAATCATTCCATAATCAGGCAAGATACCTGCAAGTGTTGCAGAGACTATGTCAGAGACGTCAACAAATAAGTCTTCATTTCCATCAATAAAGCTCTGTTTAACCTCGAAATTTCTTAATCCTAAACCATCAAATAAGTTTCCAGATGCAAAATAATCAATGTTAGTGTCTCCAGGAGAGCCTGATGCATAAGCCCCTGAAGCTGACCATGCTGTGTTCAAAGACGAACTAAGAAAATTGCAAGTATCGACGTCAGCAAATGATGCAACGTCTCTGCCGTCGCCTTCATCAAACTGACGTGCAAGCGGAAATAAAGATATTGTAAAGTTTCGAGGAACTGGTAAGTTCGTCTCAACTTGCTTTAATCTTATCTTGGCACCAAATGTATTAGAAGAAAAATCAAGTGATCCAGACGCCAGCTGACGAATCCTTCCAAGATCAAACTTAATAAGAACTCTTGAGAGTTCTGTGTGATATCCAGTAGATCCTGAAATTGTCTCGTTGTATAGCTTAAAAAGATCAAGCGTGCCGGCGCGTCCAACGTTTGCGTCTTTAGTCATAAAGCCATCGACAATTTTGTTAGTGATGTAAGTGTCAGCAGAAGCAGTAGCGATAATATACATTAGAGTGCCGTCCCAACCACATCTTGTTGTGGATATCTGAGCTCAAATATACTTCCAGGTGGACCAAAGACAACACCTCGGCGTGTATATTGCTTTATGTTAAGAGAAACTTCTGAATATGTTCTGCTCTGTATTGTTCCATTTAAGCTCTCTACTTTTAAATCGACAAGTGTCAGAACTCCAGGAGTATTAATAATAACATTCTGAAGGTCAGAAAGAAGAATTGGTTGATCTATTTGGAATTTGCTGATGTTAAGAGCATCGCTGAGCCTTCCAATCACAGTCTGTAAAGTTGATGACTTATTTGAGTTTGGATTTACGAATATTGTAAATTTAACACGAAAATTAATTACCCGTGCGTCTAGCACATCAATTGCATCGCTAATAAGCCGAAATTCATTCAGATATGTACGAAGATTTTTCTTAAGTGTGTCTGATGAAATTGTCAAGAAGCCATTGCTATCTTTTGAGCAAATAAATAGCTGGCTTGAAAGTGGATTATCAGGATTTGGCCTTGAAGCCGCCCTAAATATTCTTCCAAACTTAGTTGGAAGTGTGTAGACACGCGATATCAAGTCTTCTTTTGTTACGATTCTGTCTTGCTGGCTTCTGGCAATTGGAATTTGAGCACGAAGGTCTTCAAGCGTTGGCGCGCTGTCACCGCCTGCTGCTGAGTTATCATTCCTAATATCAATTGAGGCCCTAACAGATCTTGCCACTGCGGCGCTACAAGCATCAGGAAATGAAATTCCAAGTGACGATATGCCACGAATTGAACGAGATGCAACATTATGTGATGAGCCACCACCTGATCGGTATGTTACTGTAAGTGTTGTATTAGACGGAAGAACACCAAGTGTCTTTGTTTGAAGCAATGAATTAGGATCAATTGAGAACCTGCTCATCACTGATGTTCCGTAAAGCGGTAGTGAAAGTGTTTCAGGATCAGGAATCGCATCATCTTGCGCCGTGAGAGCGTTTCCACCGCCGAATTGAAGCGTAGTAAGTCTTGTCAGCGGATCTGAAGTGCTAACAAATCTACGAGGTGCAGGAATAACTTCTATTGATCTTGGAACTTCTTCAGAGTCTGATGACAAATTAGGAAATGTCTTAAAAACCGTATCTTGGCTCAGCGCTTGAACTTCATAATATTGATTTCCGCTGCCATCAACAATATTTAATATTTCGCTGATGTCTGTTTTTGAGAGTGAAAGCGTAAAAAACGGAACTGGATTTGTGCCGATCTTAAAAGACTCAGATGAAACTTGTCCAGACACACATGCAACATTGCGTTTCACCAAAAACGTGGTTGGATTTCCAGACGCATCAACATTTCCAATCACATAGCTTGCCCTCAATTCACCAAGTCTATTTTTCTCAGCGAAGTCAACGTCTTCTGCAGTAGAAAATATGATATTTGTATTTGAGGCAAGCTGTGTGCTTTGCAAGATCATTGGGAGTGTAGACTCATCAGGGACATATTGACCGCTAATAATTTTTGATGGAACTTCGATGAATATTGAGACCGAAACAGTCGCAGGAGAAGCTCCATTTGATTTTATTCCAGCTTCTTTGATCATTCTTGAAAGATTTGCAGATTCAGTGACTGTTGACCATGACATTTCTCTAAACTGATGATCGAGATAAAATGACATTGAGTCAGAAACAGATGCCGCCATGTCAAGGAGAAGTCCTCCCATGCTTGCTTCTGAAAAGTCTTGAATCTTATCACCAAAATATGTCCTTGCATAACGAAGCAGCTCACTACGAAAAGAATCAAAATCTTTTGCGACATAAGTTCTTGTGTTTGCATTTTTTAACTGTTGATTTCCAGCCATTTATTTCATCCTGAATAGTTGAAGATAATGCCAATTGACTGGTTAGTCAGATTGGCTCTTGGCACAGAGTAAGTGATTACCATCTTTATCTTTGCCAAAGCGCTAGTGCCAGCATCTTGTGGCGTTGTAATAAAATTTTCAAGTATAACAAACGGAAGATATTTTGAGACCGCAAGCTGGATCCTTCGCATTGCTTCCTCATCACCATTTTCTGCACTTAATTCATGAATTAGCGGCCTGATATTTGCGCCGAAATCAGGAAAGTTCAATCTTTCATTGTGATTGGTCAATATTAAGTTAATAAAATTGTCTTTGATCTGATCACCTAAACTTCTGTGCATCTTGAAGATGCCGTCGGCGTTATTGCCCATTTCAATAGGAGTTTTTATTCCGATTGGAGGCGTTATAACTGTTGCAGCAACTACTGCATCATAAGCACTTTTCTTTGTGCCGACGCTACTGAAGCTATATGATTTCGCTTGTGCCATTACAGATTAGACGCTCCACTGATAAATAGCAAGAAATCAAGTTTTCAAGAAAGCAAATCTTCATAGATTTGATTAAAAGATTCATTCTGCAAAAACGATATCAGACTTTATGTCATATGGATCAGAAACAATAAGCTTTTTTATCTCTTGTTCTTTTTTTATTATTTCTACGGCTTTACCCTGAAGAGTTCCAGCTGCTGATGTCAATAGGGCTACTAGTGGACCACCGTTTGTCACCGTTCCAGTGGCGGTTGCGAGAGTGGCTA